AGGGAATTAGAAGAAAGCCTAGAAGCCATACAGCCACCACAACCACAGGCAAATCCTGCTGATAAGTTGGTTGAGGTAGAAGCTGCTAAAGTACAGGCACAAACTGCACAAGCACAGACAGATGCACAGGTTAAGATAGCGAGACTTGATCTTGATAGGCAAAAAGCACAAGACGATCTAGCAATCAAAAAAGAAAAACTAGAAATAGACGCAGCTAAAATCGTAACTGGCTAAAATGAACAACAGCGAAGCACTAGGCCGTATTGTATGGCTTATGGGTCATTCTAGGCATCATGCAGCCTATAAGGTTAGTGATATTTACAGATTGATCTTACCTGCAATAGCTAACTATCAGTATCGTGTTTGGGATGGTGATAATAACCCACAAGGTTTTATGATTTGGGCTTGGCTCACTGATGAAGCATCTGAAAACTATGAAAGAGGAAGTGTCCACATAACAGGACAGGATTTTGTTGGTGGCAACAACCTTTGGATAGTTGAGTTAGTTATGCCCTTTGGCAATGCCAAACAAATGCTTTTTGAAGCAAGAAAACATTTAGTCAGTCTTTATGGCAAAGGCACAATTCTTCATGGAAGAAGAACTAAAAACAATTTATTTAAAAAGGTGATTTTATAATGGGTGATAGTCCATCTGCTGATTCTGATGAGTCTTTAGAAGTACAAGAAAGATTTGACGATCAAAGAACTGGTAACTTTGGTGGTGACCAAACCAATTTAAGTGATCCTAGTGAAGCACGAGGATTTGCAGGTAGGACACCTCAAGAACAAAGTGTTACAGCAGCAGTTTATGCTGCAAGACAACGTGATGTTGCCGATAAAGCTAGGCGAGGTGAAATACCAGGTGTCAATCTACAACCTAGCACTCAAGATGTTCAAACTTTTGCAAGACAACAAGCAGATATAGATGAACAAGGCTTTGATCCTACGCAAGAACAGATAAATGTTGGGCCTGGTGATATATTTGGTCTTAGAGAAAAGATAGCTGAAAATCTTAGACAAGGTGGAAAACCATCATTTGATGCTCAAGGCAATATCATTGGTGCTACAAATTATGGCCCTGCTTTTGGTGGTATGGGTGTTTTATCAGGTGTTTTACCAAATGTAACAACATATACAGGATTAGCATCAGGCGATCCATTTGCGACAGACATGAACATGGGTGATGACAACAATGAGCCACAGATTATTAGAGCAGCTAACCCAAGAGATGCAGTAGAAGAAAGAGAAGAAGAAAGAACACCAGTATCAGATGATCTTGCCGTAAATTACTTACAAGACCCTTTTTATCTGTACTCAGGTCAAGGCAATCTGTTTCAGCCTTATGGATATGCACAAAACACATTAGTTGATCTTTTAAGAACAAGAAATCTAACACAACCAACACAAGCAGCAGCTAATTTAGGTCTGTTTGGTAATCCAGGAGACTTTGTGTAATGCAGGTAGATATGGAAATGGCTGCGAAAGCCTATGCAGAATTATCAGAACAAGAAAAAGAAATAATAAGGGAAGCTGTAGACAGCCCTCTTATGGGAATACTTGCGAAAGTGTTTGGTCAAGAGTTTATACAAGCATTAGGGTCATTTAACAGACCTGCTCGTAAGATGGATGCAGAAATGCGTCAACAAGCAGCAAGGATGCTTATGAGATGAGTAAGAAAACTTACATTCATGTTAACGGCAAACTTGTTGAAAAATCGGAAGCAATACAATCTCATTCTGTGAATTTGATGAAAGATATAGAGCCATATCAGAATATGAAAGATTTTGGTTGGATTACGTCAAGATCACAGCATAGGGAGTTTTTGCGTAAAAATAACTTTATTGAAGTAGGGAATGAACAAAACCATATATTAAAATGACAGAAAATTTAGAACAGCTAGAAAGCACTCAAGATTCTGCGCCAACAAGCCCAGAAGCTACTAATGAGTCAGCATCAGAGACAGTTCGTGAGACATTGAACAGAGTGTTGGCTAATCAGGAAATACCACAAGAAGAAACAGCCGAAACTCCACAAGAGACAGAGGAAGTAGAAGAAGAAGCAACAGAAGAAACTGAAGAAGAAGTTGCTGAAACAGAGGTCGAAGAAAAAGCAGAGGAAGAAGAAAAGCCCTTAGAAGCTATTACACCTCCACAACATTGGCCAAAAGACTTCAAAGAAAGTTTTGAAAAGTTACCTGTTGAAGCACAACATTTGTTGTATGACAGGCACAAAGAATTAGAAGGTGACTATACCAAAAAAACTCAAGGTGTAGCTAAATACCGAAAAAGACAAGAAGCCCTTGATGAAATTATGAAGCCTTATTTGGCTGATTTTCAAAGAGCAGGGATGGATGAGATTGGTGCTGTTAGACAATTATTTGCAGCCCACGATTATTTGCGTAAAGACCCAAAACAAGCGATCCAATGGTTAGCTAAAAATTATGGGGTAGATATGTCGGAAGTCGGAATGGACACAGCCGAAGATGAATACGCAGACCCACAAGTGAAAGCATTGCAACAGCAAGTAGCCCAGTTACAAGGTTTTCTAAATCAACAACAACAGACACAAATGCAAAGTGTTCAGCAAGACACACAGTCAATGATCGACAAATTTGCAAGTGCTAAAGATGCCAATGGCAACCTTAAATATCCACACTTTGAAGAAGTCAGGGATAGAATGGGAGTATTGATACAAGGCAACCAAGCACAAGACCTTGAGTCAGCTTATGAGATGGCTATCTATGCAGACCCTAAATTAAGACAGAGTTTGATGGATAACTATGCAGCGACCAAGACACAGAAAGAGGTTAAGACCGAAGCTGTAAAAAAGGCAAAAAAAGCACAGAGATCAACTGTTAGAGGTAACCCAACACCTGCTGAAAAAGCACTTCCAACTGGTTTGTCTGTAAGAGACACAATCTTGAAATCAATTCAACAATTAGAAAATAATGAAAGGGGATAGATTATGGCAAGTCCAAATTTATCGGAAATAATCACCACTACTCTTAGAAACAGATCTAAAAGTTTGGCTGATAACGTAACAAATCATAATGCTTTGCTACGAAGATTAAATGAGAATGGTAACGTATCAACTGTTACTGGTAGACAAATTGTTAGAGAACTAGAATATGCTTCAAACGGCACAGTTGGGTTCTATTCTGGATATGAGACATTAGATGTTTCACCTTCAGATGTTTTAACAAGTGCTACATTCGACTATAAGCAACTTGCAGGTAATGTAACAATCTCAGGATTAGAGCAAATTCAAAACTCTGGTACTGAAGCTGTTATCAACTTACTTGAGTCAAGAATTGGTGTTTTAGAAAAAACAATGATGAATACATTGTCTACATCATTATATTCTGATGGTACTGGTTCTGGTGGTAAAGAAATCGGTGGACTACAGTTACTTGTAGCAGATGCAGGAACAGGTACAGTAGGTGGCATTAACAGTTCTACATTTACCTTTTTCCAACATGCTCAAATTACTGCAACAAGTTCTGCATTTAGCACAGCAAATGTTCAAGCAGATATGAATAATATTTACTTGAGTCTTGTTCGTGGCGCAGATAGTCCAGACTTAATTATGGCTGATGCAAATGCCTACAAAGCCTTCTTAGGCTCATTACAGGCTATTCAGAGAGTTACATCTGATACATTAGCAAACTCTGGATTTACAAGTGTTCAGTATCTTAATTCAGACGTGATCTTTGACGATGCTTGTCCAACTAATAAGATGTATTTCTTGAATACTGATTATCTAAGATTGGAAGTCGCAGCTAACAGAAACTTTGTTCCTGGTGAAGCTAAGATGAGTGTCAATCAAGATGCAATGGTAACACCTATGTTTTGGTCAGGAAACTTAACTGTTTCTAACAGAGCCTTACAAGGTGTCATTCACGTTTAATATAAATTAATAAGAAAGGATAAGTTGTTATGACAATAGCAGCAGTAATGGGTATTGACCCAACAGCCGTAGCTGACACAGCAGAATTTAAGCCAGGTCAGTTAGGTGCTATCATTGATGAAACCAATGGTACACGAATATATAAATATGTTCAGTATGATACTGGAGCAGGGAGTGTTGCAGCCGTAAGTGGTAATGCAGCATATTACTATACATTGGATGGTTACAAGACCTTCAAGGTAACAAGTGATCTATCTGACTCTGTAGAAATTGGAGCAGGTATTCTGCAATCAACACCTACTGATGGTCAGTTTTGTTGGGTTCAGATAAAAGGCCCTGCAACAATGGCAGCAGCATTAACAGCAGGTGCAGATGGTGATCCATTAACACCAACTGGTTCATCTGATGGAAAGCTAGACGTTACTGCCGATGTCACAAGCCATGTTTGTGCATTTGCAGGAGACATTTCAGATAAAGAAATCATCTGTGATTTTCCTATGTAAATAAAACTAGGGGCAGGGCAACTTGCCCCTTACTAACTAATCTGGAGGGATTTTATGAGTGTAGAACCACAATTCTATGAACGTGAGTTTAATGGAAAGATGCGTGATTTTGTAAGGATCACAATTAAAGGTATGAAGGATGTTTTTGAATGTCCTGTAAGACCAGAGGATTTATCAAGGTTTCCAACTGAATGGGAAGCCTACAAAAAGACAAAAGGTAAGACAAAAACAAAAGGCACTTCACTAAAAGAATTACCTGCAATGAGTGAGCCAAGAAGGGTGGAGTTAGAACTTGTTGGTATAGAAACTGTAGAACAGTTAGCAGATGCAGACGTTGAGATATTGCGTAATATTGGTGAGCCTTATGTTGAGTTACAAAGAATTGCAGAGTTGCAGACTAAATCAAAGCCTAAGATAGAAAAAGTACACAAACCACTTAATTTAGGAATACCAGATGAGCCTATTGACGATATGCCAAAACGTAGCTGATTTTACAGGTTTTGAAAGAGAAACAACAATAATTGGTAACACTTCACCGACTGCTAGGCAGTTATTAGCTTTGGCGCAACGTGAAGGCAAACAGCTTATGAGGTCACATACTTGGCCTATATTGTTAAAAGAGCATACGTTTTCTACTGCTAGTGGCACACAATCTTATGCTTTACCAACTGATTTTGACAGATTTGTAGGTGATACGGCTTTTAATAGAACTGACTTAGATAAGTTTACTGGGCCACTTACACCACAACAATATCAGTTAGACAGACATGGAACAGCTAGTGCAGGTATAACTCAAAGGTTTAGATTAAAGGCAAGTTCTAATGCACTAAGGTTTGACATTACACCTACACCTACTGCAACAGAAACAGTTGGTTTTGAGTATGTAAGTAGTCATTGGAATCAAAAGACAGATGGCACATCTCAAGCAGCTTTTACTGTAGATAGTGATACAGGCATATTAGATGAATTATTAATAGAGATGGGTGTTACCTGGCGATTTAAACAGATGCACGGCTTAGACTTTGCTGAAGATTACAGACAGTATCAACTAGAGTTAAGACAGGCTATATCACGTTCTGGTGGCTCACCGACTATTACATTAGATGATGCAAGAAGATTAAGAGTAAGCCCATATAGTTATAACTTGCCTGATAGTGGTTATGGTAGTGTCTAATGCTTCAACCATTAAGATCAGCAAACAGATATAATGTAAAATCTGTAAATATACCTGCACCTTTTGGTGGCTTGAACTCAAGAGATAGTTTAGATGCTATGCCACAAACAGATGCAATAGTAATGAGTAATTTCTTTCCAACTGTGGAAAAGATAACAACAAGAGAAGGTTACAGTAGTTTCTGCACAGGCATAGGTACTGGTAATGTGGAAACATTAGTAGAACATAATGCAGGAGCAAACAGACAGTTACTAGCTGTAGGATCAAATGGCACACTATATCAGATCAATTCTGGTACTGCCGTAAGTAAAAAAACAGGTCTATCGAATGGTAGATTTCAAACAGTTGAATTTAATGGTTTAACCATTTTTGTAAATGGAGCAGATACACCCTTTAGTTGGAATGGCAGTTCAGCATCAAACCTAAGTATAACCTTGTCAGATAGTGCTAGTGCATCAACACTAAAGGGTGTTACAGCCTATAAGAACAGATTATATTACTTTACTGGCACAGATCAGAACTTTTACTATTCGGCTACTGTGGACACACATCAAGGTAATTTTACTAAGTTTCCTGTAGGTTTAGTTGGAACATTTGGTGGTAACTTAATACAGATTGGTGTTTTGACACAAGATGGTGGCGAGGGCATTGATGACCTTCTAACCTTGATAATGAGTAGTGGTGAGGTATTGGTTTATTCTGGTACTGATCCTAGCGCATCTAGTTTTGCATTGGTTGGTACATTTAGGATAGCAGAGCCTATCAATGAGCCAAGAGCCATAGCTAAACTTGGTGGTGATTTAATAATTATAACAAAAGAAGGATATTTACCTTTATCACAGGTTTTTAGACAAGACCTAGTTGGTAATAGAGCAGCAGCTATAAGTGAAAAAATAAGAGGTACAGTTATAAACCAAGTGGCTTCAACAGGTAGTTCAACTGGTTGGCAAATACACGTTTCTGCTGATGGCTCAAAAGTATATTTTAATTATCCTACTGGTGATGCAACAGATACATTTAACCAACACGTTTTTAATCCTATAACAAGGGCTTGGGCTGTATTTCAAAATATACCTGCTCATGTCTTTGCAAACTTTAATGGTGACACATATTTTGGAACAACAGATGGCAAGGTTTATAAGATAGGTGGTGTCGCAGACTTATCAGCAGCTATTACTGCTGACGTATCATTTGCTTTTAATTATTTTGGCGATAGATCGAGTGTAAAAAGGTTTTCAAGTATTGCGCCTACATTTGAAGCTATAGGTGATGTAGCATT